CAACTCAACCGACTACGACAGCGACACGAACGCGATCTACTGGGACGGTAACTAACCATGGCAACCTTCCCCACCCTCACCCCCGCCACTCGCACCTTCACGCCAGGCGAATATCCGCACACCGCCTACATCACCCTCAGCAACCTCAACCGCCGCGTGCTACACACCAATGCCATGGTCGCCAGCACCCTCCGCGTCACCTTCCTGCAGCTGTCGCAGTCGGACATGCTCTCCGTCGTCACGCACTACCAGGGCCAGCAGGGCACCTTCCTGCCGTTCGCTATTCCGTCATCCCTCCTGCAGGGGTTCACCGCCGCTGACTTCACCCTCACCGACTACCGCTGGCGTTACGCCGAGCCGCCTGCCATCACCGACTACTGCGGTCCCTATCACGATGTCGAGGTGATCCTCGAATCCGTCATCTCTGAATCCATCGTCGCCGCCGGCCTGGATCTGACCATCGCCGCCACACTGGCCGCCGGTGCTGCCACCGCCAGCAGCACCGCACCCGCCGCCACACTGACCGTCACCGCCAGCCTTGATGCTGGCGCGGCCTCCGCCTCCTAACCCCCGGATCCCCATGGCTGACCTCATCTACAACAGCGCCATCGACGACATGGCCCGCGGTGCAATCGACTTCGACACCGACACCTTTAAGATCATGCTGGTGACCTCCAGCTACACCCCCAACAAGGACACCCACGACCGCCGCGATGACGTCACCAACGAAGTCACCGGCACCGGCTACTCAACCGGCGGCAGCACCATTGCCTGCACCGTCACCAAAGACACCGGCAACGACAAGGTAACGCTTCAGTTCGCCTCCACATCCTGGGCCAGCAGCACCATCACCGCACGGGCCGCCGTGGTCTACAAGTCCCGTGGCGGTGCATCATCGGCCGATGAGCTGGTCTTCTACAACGACTTCGACGCCGACGTGTCCACCACCAACGGCACGTTCACTGTGGCCGCTTCCACGATCACGCTCCAGAACTGATGGCCACCTTCCCATCGCTCGAACCCACCAGCCGGTCCTATGACCTCGGCTCCTATCCGGTCAGCACACAGCCCGGCTGGGCTGGTGGTGTCGTGCGATTCCGCCATGGCACCAACCCGGCCGGCCATCGCCTACAGCTGGGCTTCGATGCACTCACCGCAGCCGAGGCCAAGCTCATCCGCGACCACTACCGGACTCAGCTGGGGGGCATGCTGTCGTTTCTGCTGTCCACAACCGCATGGGCCGGCCATTCATCCATGACCGACATCGTGTCGGGTTCCACCCGCTGGCGATACGCCAGCCCACCGGAGGAGACCCACCGATCCGGCAGCCTGATTGATGTCGCGGTTGAGCTTGAGGCAATGATCTGATCCGCAGCTACCCTGCAGTGGTTGTGCCGCGCGGCATGTCTGAAGCACCCGATTCGCCAACCCATGGCGAGATCCTGAGGGCCATCGGCAAGATCGAGGGCCGGCTCGATGCCATCCTGACCGCCATGTCTCAGAACCGGTCGGACATTTCCGAGGCATTCCGCCGGCTGGCGGAAGCTGAGAAGCGCATCGGCCAGGGCATGATCCTTGCGGTCTCCGTTTCCCTCGTCCTGCCGATCGTGGTGATGATCGCCGCACCGCGCCTAGAGTTTGGGCCGAAGCATCACCCCAACCCACCGGTGCCGATGATCCAATGACGACCCCCGGCAGCATCGACGACCTGGTGCCGTTCTTCGAGTTCTGGCGTGGCCTGCCGCGGCAGCGCGCAGCGATCAAAGCATTCTGGGAGCAGGTGCCCGCCAGCCTGAAGAAACGCGATGCCAGCTGGTATCAGACCTGGCAGGGCGACGGCCGGCAGGAGCAGCCGCGCACACGGTCGAACCCGCTTGAGGTGCGGTACTTCAGCCAGCGCGATTCCGCCACCGATCATGCGCTGAGGATGTGCTTCTCCTCGAGCTGCGCCATGCTGCTCGAAACCCTCAAGCCCGGCACCCTCCAGGGCCCGAACGGCGATGACACCTACCTAGGTCGGGTGCTGCGCTACGGCGACACCACCGAAGCATCCTCACAGCTGCGCGCGCTGGCCAGCTACGGCATTCAGGCCAGGATGATCCAGGACGCATCGTGGGACACGATCACCCAGCAGATCGACCGCGGTGTGCCGGTGCCCCTCGGCATCCTCCACAAGGGCCCCGTCAGCAAGCCCACCGGTGGCGGCCACTGGATCACCGCCATCGGCTACTCCGATGATGCGATCATTGTGCATGATCCGTTCGGCGATCTGGATCTGATCAACGGCACCTATGGCAACAACTGGGGCGCACGGCTGCGCTACAGCCGCCGCAACCTCGGCCCACGGTGGATGGTCGAAGGGCCCGGCACCGGCTGGGCCATCATCGCCGAACCCCTCGCATCCTGAACCATGGACACACAACACCTCGAATGGATCGGCCTCGCGCTTTTCGTCGCGTCTGAGATCGTGGGCATGAGCCAGCTCAAGAGCAACAGCCTCCTTCAGCTGCTGCTCACAACCCTGACGAATGCCTACCCCTACCAGCCGAAGCGGCGCCGGCCCTGGGATGGCCGCTGATGGTCAACCGCGACGCAATGACCCGTCAGCTGCGGCTGCATGAGGGCGAGCGGCTGAAGCCCTACCGCTGCTCCGCCGGGAAGCTCACGATCGGTGTCGGCCGCAACCTCGACGACCGCGGCATCACGGCCGAGGAATCGGCGTTCTTGCTCGCTGGCGACATCGCCCGCGAGGAACGGGAGCTGATTCGTGCGTTGCCGTGGGTGGCGGGCCTCGATGAAGTGCGCCAACGGGTGCTGCTGGATATGGCCTTCAACCTGGGCCTCTCAGGCCTGCTGAAGTTCCGGCAGACCCTGGCGACGATCCAGGCCGGCGACTACCAACGTGGCGCCACGATGATGCTCGACTCCAAGTGGGCGCAGCAGGTCGGCGGCAGGGCGGAACGGCTGGCGCGGATGATGGTGACCGGCAAGGATCCGCGCGAGCTGTGGCCGAAGGCCTGACACCAGAAAGCCCCGACGATGCCGGGGCCAGGGTGTGCGTGCGTGGCGGCCGTCCGCTTTGCCTGGTCAGTCTACGTCGTTGTCCGGTTGGTTACTGAATGGTGGCTGCCCTCCAACTCGGTGGCGATGCGGATGAGGTGCCGTCGAGTGGCGGCACGCTGGTCCTCGGCTCCCTCCTCGGGAGTCAGTGCCCCGGTGCCTCCGGGTCTCACGCCTCGGCGTGGCGGTCGCTGCTCATCAGGCACCACCCGATCAGCAGCGGCACGCAGGGCGGCGGCAAGTTCCTGTACTCCTGGCGTGGGGGTTGCGCCAAGAAAGGCACTCAGCACCGCCTGAGCAGCGGGGGAGAGGGGTGGACGAAGGGGCGTGGTCATTCCTCCACCTCCCCCGCTTGGTAGGGGCAGGGCGGTAGCGGGGAGCCAGTGGGTGTACCCGGAGTGGACAGGCTGGGTGGCTCGCCTCCATCCAGTTCTTGGGTTGAAAAACCACGCCCACCCCTCGTCAAGACAATCCTCCGGCCCCGGCAACCGCGCGGAGACGGGCACGGGCGCCGGGACAGGGCGGAACGCCGCAAGAGCCAGCCGCACCAGGCGGGCAGCAGCGGCGTAGTCCGTGATCCCGACCTCATCGGCCATCTGCATGAGCTGTCGGCGGGTTGGGCCGGTCATGGCTGCACCTCCCCCGCAGGCAGGGGCAGGGGAATGACAATAACCGTACCATCTTCGTTTGTTGTCACAAGTTTTCCAGCGTTAGGATGTGGGTTAGGGACATAGTAGGGTAGCCGATGCCCCAAGATTTCATCTAAAAGCCATCCGAATGGCCCCGGCCTTGGGGGAGACGGCTGCAGGATTTCAGCGGGCACAAGAACGCCGCCTTTGAACGGCTTCACGGGCGCGGAATCCTCGCCGGGCAGGGGCGGGTGCTCGGGCAACGGCTGCCACCAGGCGGGGAACATCACGTCGCCCCAGCGGCTCCACCAGTCCGCCCCCCCTGAATACACTGTCCAGCTCACGATTTCAATGACGTCGTAATCGCTGGCCAGTATTTCGGTGCCGTCTTTCGGCGCGGAGTCTATTGGCTGCCAGGTCATCACTCCACCTCCCCCGCAGGCAGGGGCAGGGCGGCCCAGGATGCCACGGCGCTGATCAGGCGATCGGCCAGCTCGATGCTCCCCAC